TATGTAAATATTTTAGAAAACAGAAAGCGGTAAATAATGTTTCACTTAATATCGAAAAGGGACAGATTTATGGACTGCTTGGACCGAATGTTCCAAGATACATACTGAAAGTATGATCCACTACTTAGAGGATTATATGTACAGTACTAGAAAGCTAGGGCTTTATGTGCAGTTAGTAGCATAAGTTATATAGGGGCTATCTAAATATATTTACCTCCTGTGATTAAGTTATATAAAGACTTAACACAGGAGGTTTATTTTTATGATAACAGTAGAAAAACTGGAAAAAGGTACTTATTTTGATGATGCTTTTAAGATCTCATTTAGATACGATCCCACTACTGTAGCTAAGGTAAAAGAGCTGGCAGAGCGGAGATACTTACCAGAGGATAGAGCGTGGGAGATCCCAGCACATGAGTTACCAGCCCTCATAGAGAAAGTAGGGCTTAGCAATATTAAAAGTGAGGAGGCTGTAGTACAAGCCCTCAATACTAAGGAGATCGAAGATAAAAGGGAGGCTACACAGAAAAGATTAAAGGGTATCAAGCCTGTAAGGGATTTTGATTTTAAAACCGCTCCCCTCCCTCATCAGATCGAGGCTTTTAACTATGGCATGGAGAAAAACTCTTTACTTATCGGAGATGAGCAGGGCTTAGGCAAGACAAAAGAGAGTATTGATATTTGTGTAGCCAGAAAGAAAGAGCTCATTAAAACCCTCATTGTATGCGGAGTAAACTCTGTAAAATATAACTGGGAGAAAGAGATCCAGACCCACTCTAACGAGGGCTGTGTAATGGTAGATGGTAAAACGATGGATATTAGAGTACAACAGCTAAATGATTGGTACAGAGGCTCCTCTTATTTTGGGGTTATCAATATTGAGAGCCTCAGAAATGAGAAAATACAGGATGCTCTCTATCTGGGGATTAAGGATGGATATATAGGGGCTATTATCGTAGATGAGATCCATAAGGCTAAAAATGGAGGATCTCAACAGGGAAAAGCTCTTAGATTTTTGAAAGCTCCAGTTAAGATAGGCTTATCTGGTACTCCGATGAATAAAGCGGAGGATCTGTGGAATATCCTTACATGGTTGGGGGTAGAGAGAAGATCCTTTTATAGCTTTAGAAATGCCTATTGTACTATGGGAGGTTTCGGAGGCTATAAGGTAATCGGATATAAAAACTTAAATAGCCTCAATGCTGAGTTAAATACTGTAATGTTGAGAAGAAAGAAAGAGGAGGTACTAGATCTCCCTCCTAAGCTGTATAGTACTGAGTATGTGGAACTTACCACAGCTCAGAAAAAACAGTACAGGGATATTAAAAATGGCATTGTAGCGGATATGGAGAATATCTTAGCCTCTGTTAATCCGCTTAACTGTACTCTCCGCCTCAGACAGCTTACCAGCGGTAATCCTAACTTAACAGATGATAGCCCTAAGCTGGATCGTATTAAGGAGATGCTGGAGGAGGAAATTATCCCTAACGGTCATAAAGCTATTATTTTCTCTCAGTGGAGTACGATAGCTAAAGAGCTAGGTATAAAACTTAGAGAGTATGATCCGATTGTAATTACAGGAGAGGTACCTCCAGAACAGAGGCAGAAATTAGTAGACAATTTCCAGACTAACTCACACTGTAAAGTAGCTATAGGTACTATCGGAGCTATGGGTACTGGATTAACTCTAAATAAAGCCTCTTATGTATTTTTTATGGATAAAGCATGGAATAGCGGAGATAATGCACAGGCTGAGGATAGAGCCCACAGAATAGGTACCGTAGGGGCTGTAAATGTAATCTCTATGGTGGCTAAGGGTACAATAGATGAGGCGGTAGAGGATTACCTGTTAGAAAATAAAGATCTCATTGATCGAGTAGTAGACGGTAAGGGATCTAAGCAGGATATTAAAACCATCCTCAATAAATTACTTAGCATTTAATATACAGGTGTGGTATAATAACTCAAAACGGAGGTACATAATGAGAGCGATAACAATAGATGCAGATACAGGAAAAAGAGTATATACAAGAAAAGAGGTAGCGGATCTGGTAGGAGCCTCTACTCAATCTATCCGCCTCTGGGAAGATGCTGGAGCTATTCCAGCCAGCGTAAGAGATGAGGGAGGCTATAGATACTGGTATGAGGAGGATCTGGAGGCTATAAAGGCTTATGCCTCATTACCGAGAAAAGCAAAACTTAAAAAGTAACCCTAAGTGTGAGGAGAGTGTAACAGCTCTCCTCTTTTTTTTTGTCCTTAATTTTGAGGGCTATCTAAAAAATTACCGTTTGTGTGATTAGGTTAAGTATCAAAAGAAAAGGAGGTAAGCAGGATGCTTAAAATCAGTTTTACAAATGCTGAGGTATCGGATCACGGATACGGTTTAGAGGTAAATGGTAAATCCTTAGAGGATATTATCTCTACCGCCTTAGGAACTAAGGTAAAAGGTAATGGCGGTTACGGATCTGGATTACCTAGCTTTAGCTCTAATAGCTGTGATGTAACGGTTATTATCAATCCACACGATAAAGAGTGTGAGATTGAAACAGAGGATAACGTGTGGCACAGCGTAGAGGAAATGGAGGCAGAAAAGAGTGAGCAGTTTCAAAAGGAAAATGCAGAGGCAGATCCAGAAGAATAACGGTACCCTCCTCCACAAAAAGGTAGTAGCTAGAAAGATGGGCTGTAAATCCGTGGAGGAGTATAACCGTAGAATGGCACGCAGAGAAAGAAATTTAAAAGAGATGGAGGATAACAAAGATGGCAAATGATTTTACAGCAAGGGTAGCAGGTATCAGCGTAGAGCTGGGTATGAGTGTACAGAATAAGAGTGGTATCTGGTGTAAGCCTACAGTTAGAATGGAGCTTATGATTGATGGAGGTACGAACCCTCAGCAGAGAGAGGCTATTATTAAACAGGCTTTTGATGAGGTTTGTGATAACATTGAGAAAACCATCTCAGAGATGGAGTAATACTTACAGGGGGGGGGAGAGTATCTCTCCTCTCTCCTTAACTGGAGGTAATTATGGCAAAACAGATAAAAGTAAGAGAGGATAATTACTTTGCTGTACAGGGCTGGATGGTAACAGAGCTAAAACTAAAGGGTAATGCTCTTATGCTCTATGCGATCATCTACGGATTTTCTCAAACTACTAACACAGCTTTTACAGGGAGTGTAGACTACCTCTGTGAGTGGCTGGGTGGTGTATCAAGACCTACAGTAATTAACACTTTAGATAACCTAGTTAAGCAGAGCTTGCTAAGGTGCTGGAGGTACCGCCCACTACAGTAAATGGGTGGATGAGAGGAGCCCATTTACCAGACATTGAGAAGTTAATGGAAATTTGTGATTATTTGGAAATGCCTGTAGGAGAGATGTTAGGAGATCATAGACATATTAACGATTTAGACGAGGTTAAGCATCTTATGGATGTATCGCTTAAACAGAAAGCCTATATTGAAAATTTAGAGGCGGAGCTTAATGAGTGTAAAATGTTAAATAATCAGCTTATGAGCGATCTGGATGCAGATGAGGGGCTTGCAGAAATTTGTGTGAATGAGTTTATTGCAGATACCATAAAGGCTGTAAAAGACGCTGGCGTAAAGAAGATTACGGTTGAGTTTTGATAAAGAAAAAGAGCCAGCTTTTGCAGGCTGGCTCCATCCAGAGGATTACTCCTCTTTAAGATTTTTGTAGCTCATTGATGCGTTGAGCTAATCCCTTAAGTAGCTCCAGATCCTTATCTGATAGTGAGATAGATAGCTTAAATAAATCGTATAGAGAGGGCTTACTCTCTAAGATCTTTGAGATTAAAGCAGGATCAGTAGAAAACTTTTCCTGTGAGAAAATCCCTGGATCTCTTAGGAGATCCGTAGCATCTATCCCTAGATAAGTTGCTACAGCCTCAATCCTATCCATTCTAGGAGTGTTCTTTCCAGTACACCATTGAGAAACTGTAGAGGAGCTGTAGTGGAGATCGTTGATTAGATCTTGCTGAGTTTTACCTTTTACCGCTAGGTAGTAGGTAAGTGCTTTAGCAAATGTACTCATTGTTTTTACACCTCCTCTCCTTTGAGGGATAAGTTAATTATACAGTATTACAGAGAAAAAGTAAAGTAAAACAGAGATAAAACTCTGTAAAACAGAAAATTAGGTATTGACATCTCTGTAAAACAGGATTATATTATAATTGTTCTCTGAGAAACAGAGAGAATACAGAGGGGGTACTCCCCTCATATATTTTTGCTATCAATCTCTATTAAACAGAGAATGATATACAATAAAACAGAGATAAAGGAGGTACAAGATAATGAATTTAGCAGAGTTAAAGGAGGCTTATAAAGCCAGAAAGTTAGCCTTAGACAGTGCAAAGAAAGAGGAGGAGAAATATAAGGCACTCCTTAAGGATGCGATGTTAGAGGCTGGAGAAAGTGATTACACGGATGAGGCTGGATACCGCTTTGAGCGAATTGTGCAGGAGCGTAAGAGCATGGATGAGGAAAAGCTCTTAGCAGAGCTCCGTGAGAGAAACCTTACAAGCTGTATCAAAACGGTTGAGGCAGTAGATGAGGATGCAACTCTTAAGGCGGTAGAGGCTGGAGAGTTGCCACAGGAAGTATTAGCAGATGCCTTAACAGTAACAGAGAGGCTACAAAGTATTGCTTAAAGCTGGATGTAAGAAAGTATTATCCCAGCATTGTACACGATGTACTAAAGGCTAAGTATAGAGAGCTCTTTAAGGATGAGGAGCTTATCTGGTTAATGGATGAGATCATAGATAGTATTAGTACTTGTCCAGCCACAGAGGAAAATATAGAGATCCTCCAGAGGCTAGGTGTGACGGTAAATATTGGTTAGGCTGTAAAGAGAGTAACGGATCCCATAAAAAGATTATTGATACTTATAACGCTTGTAAGCCACTCCCTAGAAGTTATGCTGTAAAATATACAGATGCGTGGTGTGCTACTTTTGCATCCGCTGTAGGTATCAAGGCAGGGCTTACAGATATTATCCCTAGAGAGTGTAGCTGTAATCAGTTTATCCAGCTTGCTAAGAATATGGGTATCTGGGTAGAGAATGATGCTTACACTCCATCCGCTGGAGATATGATCCTTTATGATTGGGATGATAACGGAGTAGGAGATAATACAGGTAGTGCGGATCATATCGGTATTGTAGTATCTGTATCTGGAGGCGTTATTAAGGTTATCGAGGGTAACAAGAGTAACGCTGTAGGCTATAGAGAGCTTGCTGTAAACGGTAAGTATATCAGAGGCTTTGTTACTCCTAAGTACAGCTCTAAGGCTACTAAAGAGGAGGCTCCTAAGCCATCTGGTAACGGAGGAGGCTCTTACAATATTGGAGATATTGTAAACTTTACAGGATGCCTCCACTATACCAGCTCTACAGCTAATGGCGTTGCATATGGCTGTAAGGCAGGACAGGCTAAGGTAACTAACAAGGCTGAGGGTGCGGTACATCCGTATCACTTACAGGCTATCTCTGGTAAGGGCTCTACTGTATATGGCTGGGTAAATGCTGGAGATATTTCTGGTAAGACAGGCGGAGGATCCGCTAAGACCTACACAGTAGTTAAGGGAGATACTCTTAGCAAGATCGCTAAAAAGTATGGAACTACTGTAGATACTCTGGTTAAGCTCAATGGTATCAAAAATAAAAACCTTATTAACATCGGACAGGTAATCAAGTTACCTTAATCCTTTAGGCACTCCTTAATATTTTTTCATATAGAGGGCTACTGGCTGTAAAATGCTGGTAGCCCTCATTTTTTAGTTGTATCTAGTATATAAGGGGTGTATAATAGATAGGAACTGAAAACAGCCTCATAAAGCCCTCTATTTTATCGAGGGTAAGAAGTCTACACCTAATATATAAAAGTGGCTGTATGAGGCACACAGGAGCTCACAGGACTATTACAGGAGGGTAAACAGGATGGCATACAGGAAAATAACGGATATAAGAGATACTATTGGTATGAGAGCGGTATTTTATGCCAGAGTATCTACAGCGGAGGAGGAACAACTAAACGCTATAGAACTCCAGATTGAGGAGAATAGAGGATGTATTAAGGATCATGGCTGGAAACTGGTAGGAGAGTATATTGATCGCAGTAAGAGCGGTACGATGGTAAAGGGCAGAGATGATTACCAGAGGCTCTATGAGGATCTGTACGAGGATCTATTTGATATTGTAGTAATCAAGGATCAAGAGAGGCTACAGAGAAATACTCTGGATTGGTACCTCTTTATTAACAGGGTAGTACAGACAGGAAAGCTCCTGTTTATGTACATGGATGGGAAATTTTACTCCCCAGATGATGCTCTTATCACAGGTGTACGAGCAATCATAGCGGAGGAGTTTAGTAGAAACCTTAGTAAGAAACTCCATAACTACCACGATCACAGAATAGAGAAAGCCAGACAAGGGCAGGAGATAGCCTTACAGGGTAGCGGTAACGTGTATGGATGGGATAAAAAAGATGGTAAGTATTATATAAATCCAGAACAGGCTAAGGTAAGGAGGCTCATGTGTGAGGGCATTATGGCAAGAAAAGGATCTACCCTCATAGCTAAGGAGCTTAATGATGCTGGATACCGTAACACGGTAGGGAAACCGTGGAAACCTATGGATATACCTAAATTTGTATATGATTGTAAAAATGTAGGTACCATGATTATAAACAAAGAAAGACACGATTTTGAGAGTAAGCAAACTATAAAACTCCCTAAGGAGGAGTGGGTATATGTAGAAAACGCTCTCCCTCCGATAGTTACACAGGAGGAGTGGGATCTTATCTGTAAGATCCATGAGGAGAGAGTGATAGCCACAGGATCCGATAAGAGAGGCAAGAAAACCAGCGGATACTCTTTTAGCGGTAAATTAGTATGTGGTATCTGTGGGGCTCCTTACTGGAGAAAGCAGAGAGTATCTAAGGATGAGTACTGGGTATGCAGTACAAAGCAGACTAAAGGCAGGAAAACCAGAAAAAGAGATAGCACGATGGGGAAAGCTGGAGAGATAAATCCTTTAGGCTGTGATAATGAAAATATCTCTTATAACTCCCTTATGGAGATAATGGGGGTAGTATCAGAACGATTACAGGCAAATACAGACACAATAAAGCATGATATGATAAATTGGCTTACTAAGCTCAGAAAACAGCTCCTAGAGGCAAATGGAGGGCATACAGAGGCAGATCTACAGCGTGAGCTCTCCAGAAAGAGTAAGCTACTGGATGCCTACTTAGATGGGATCCTAAATAAACAGGAGTACCAGAAAAAAGCGGAGGAGTTAGATGAGAGGATCATCCAGCTTAAAGCAGAAACAGAAAAGAATAAGGCTAACTCTGGAGATATTGCAGAGATAGATAAGGTGCTGGCTAACATAGATGAGGAGGTAGCCAGATATGTAGATGGTAATGAGAAATTAAAAGTAGAATACCTCTTAGAGCACTTAGAGCAGGTGCAGATATTCCCAGATAAGGTTATAGTTATAGTACCGATATTGAGCGAGGGGATAGTAGTAGAGAAAACTCAGTATGTATCTAGGGAGAAATGGCGCTGGTAAATCTACCACATTGAAAATGCTGACCGGTATGATGAAACCAACTGCAGGAAAGATTTACTTTGATGGAAAACTTTTGGATA